GTGATCGTCTATTCTATCGAGATAACCGCCAGCATCTGACTTTATATAAATCTGCAACTACCCGAGACTGCTCTGCTAAGGAAGTCGGTCATTGATCCATCCATGCTGAATTACATCTCAATTTCCACTATGATCACTTATTGCGACGGTACTGCCGTCACTCAAGGTTTTGTCGAGGAGTATTCCCTCGATGCATCCGCTCAAAACCATCTAATTGTTAAATAACTTGAGCCACAAGCTATAGCATATGTAACAAATATAACAAGCATTATTTTGCAATTGGCTAACAAAGTATAGCTTTACTCTCGACAAAAAAGTTTACGGTTGTGTTAGTTTGCAAGCTATTCTCATTATATATTGCACCCTGAACCAACACATTTTTTAATTTTTGAAAGTAAAATCATGGCAAGATTAAAAGGATCAAAGAATTTGGCGAAATCATGGGGTCAATGGATCAGGGAACATCCTCAGACTCCAGTATTGCTACAAAAGATCATGGATACAGCAATGGCTGACGGCGATGCGAATCAATGGACGGCTATTAAGATGATGGTGGATAGAATAGCTCCTCACCTCAAGGCTATTGAGATGGAGGTGCAGGGTGAATTGACTCAGGGTGTGATTGTACTCCCCGAAAAGAAGGTATCTATCAAGAAGGGTAGGGGAGAGGTAGACAAGGTAGCAGAGACATCAGTAAATGCTATACTTGGAGGGTCATCAGGTGAGGGATGAAAATGAGGCATAATATATGATATGTATAATAAGGTAGGATCGCCCACCAAAACCATCCCTTCCCCGAGCGATAAAAAGGGGCAAATCAGCCCCCCCCCTTCCCGCATATAATCCTCCGTATCCGCCTGTGTTCATATTATAGTTAGTCACACGAATTTTTGTGTTTCATAACCACTTTGCATAGTGTTGGGTTAAACGTCCGGCAATACATAACGTATCTATATGGTTAAAGTAACGAACGCCTTCGATACTCCCAAAAGTGACATTGAGCCTAAAAGGCTATCAAAATGGACTCAGGGGAAAGGCTCAAAACAACGCCCCCTATCAATTCCAAAGTCAGAATACGACACGCGATTTGATAAAATATTTAAGAAATGACCAGTAAAAAAATAATATGGCGACCTCATGAGGGAGCTCAGACTGTAGCTCTACAGCAAACTGCATTCGAAGTTTTGTATGGAGGTGCGAGAGGTGGGGGTAAAACTGAGGCAGGTCTCGCTTGGCTTATTGAACCTAATTATCTTATGAACCCAAAGTACAGGGGACTGGTTATTCGCAGAAACTACGATGACTTACGAGATTGGATCGACCGCGCACGGCAATTCTATAGGAGCTTAGGGGTTAAGGTAACTGGCAATCCCGCAGAGTTTTCGTTTCCCAGTGGTGCAAAGATTAGGACAGGTCACTTAGCAGATAGCGATGCAACATATAAATATTTGGGTCACGAATACCATAAAATTCTTATTGAAGAGCTCACTATTATTCCTGAAGAGGAAAACTATTTACGTCTTATATCTACGTGCCGTTCTACAGTAGAGGGTCTAACCCCCCAAGTATTTTGTACAACAAATCCGGGTGGTGCTGGACATATGTGGGTGAAACAACGCTTTGTTGATGTTGCCCGAGAGGAAGAGTATATCGACCCCATTACTGAAAGAGAAAGAATTTTTATACCATCCCGAGTATATGATAATCCAACCCTTATGAAACATGATCCAAATTATGTAAAAACATTAGAGGGTTTACCTGAGGAGTTACGACGTGCTTGGCTGGATGGTGATTGGGACGTTTTTAGTGGACAATATTTTAACAGGTGGAGATATGAAAAACACGTTATTAAACCCTTTAAAATTCCTTCTGACTGGCATAGGTATCGTGCTATTGACTATGGGTTCTCTGCTCCTTTCTGTTGTCTTTGGATTGCTGTGGATTACGACGGAGATGCATACGTATATCGAGAACATTATGAAAAGAGACAACCCCTCTCGCATCACATAGAAAAAATAAAAGAGTTAAGCGGGAAAGAAAAATATCAGAATACTTTAGCTGACCCCGCCTGTTGGATACGAAACCCTCAAAATACAAATAACTGGAGCAATGCCCTACCCACTCATATGTCTATTGCTGACATTATGCAGTTCCATGGGGTAAATGTTAACCGCGCTAACAATGACCGTATTAACGGCTGGAATTTAGTGAGGGAATACCTTGAGTGGAATGATTCGGATAAACCTTCTCCACGCATTAAAGTCTTTGAGAATTGTAAGAACCTGATAAGAACTTTACCAATGTTGGTTCACTCTGAAAAACGCCCTGAGGATTTAGATACTAAACAAGACGACCATTGCGCGGATTCTCTCAGATATGGGCTGATGTATATAGGTAGTCCTAATAAGGACAGTGTTAAACCCTATCTACAAAGAGAACTTGAAAAACTATTAGCACTGGATGATACATGGACAGGGATAAGGAATTAATTCAAATAAAAATGTTTGATGAGAATGGAAATACAAAAGAGGTGATTCTCCGTGCGGAAGAGTACCCTGATTTTGAATTACGCGGGGATGCAATAGGTCAGTTTGAGCAGGCCATTGCAGACATAGCTGTTTCGTCAATTGATCTAACTGTAAACCCAAGGAGTATCCCTCATGGGGCTCATAGTTAATAAAAAGGAATTGTAATGGCAGACAACACAGAACTTTTAGATAAGTATCAACCTTCCCCTCAGGATTCTGAGATTATACGCAAGGTTACCAATATGTTTGGGATGGCTCGTAAGGCAAGGGGTAGCGTGGAAAAACTTTGGAGAGAGGCAGAGGGATTATATCAGGGTAATCATTGGGATAATATGAATATGCCCAAGTTTAAAAATCAGATTACGGTAGACTTAATAGCGTCTGCGATTGATACGATGATCCCTATATTATCCTCAAGACCCCCAAAGATTGATATTATTGCAGTTGCGGGAGATGAACATGGAAGCGATATCGCTGGAACGGTTCAAGCCTTCATGGATGAACTTTGGACAATCCGAGATATGCAGAATATAATACCTGAATTCTTGCTCGACTACCTCGTGTATGGGACAGGTATAATAAAAGTACAGTGGAACAATGTTGATGACCTCCCTGATGCAGACATTATAGACCCTTTTAATTTTTATATAAACCCATCAGCCACCAAACTTGAAAACGCTGAGTGGGTCTGTCAGGTCTCCCCTATGCCTATTTACGAAATTAAGGAAAGATTTGAGAACGGCAAGTATGTTAAGCCCATGTCAGACTTGGATAAGTTTAGTGCCACAAAGATTGGTATGACAGATATAGCCGGAGAGAAGGTTCAGGTAACAGATACGAAAGGTCAGGAGACTAACTATTATGAGACCATGGGGAAGGCCATGGAAGACCTCGAGCCACGAGCCCTTGTTATTGAGTGTTATATGCGCGATCCTTCTAAGGAGTACGTCGTAGATGATGAGGGTAAAGAAACTAAAAAACATAAATATCCAAATGGGATGCGTCAGGTTATTATAAGTAACGGCGTTCTTCTTTACGATGGGCAGACAAAGTATCCATTTTTTAACAGAGAGAACCACCTTCCTCATCCTTTCCCTTTTCTTGCTATCAAAAATACAGGGTCTCCCCATTCATTTTGGGGGAAGCCTGTACCTAAAAGATTAAAGTCTCTCAATTTAGCAATGGACAGGATAAGCTCTCAGGTTATGGATAATATTCATTTGACGGCTAATCCGATTTGGGTAATCGATGAGAGTACAGGTGTGGAGCATCAGCTCGCGAACAAACCCGGAGCGGTCATACGGAAGAAGGGTGCGGGGAGTGTGGATATGAAATCTCCTCCAAGTATGCCGGGGTATGTTTTCAATTTCTATGAACTTCTTGGCGATGTTTTTGAAACTGTAAGTGGCGTGAATAAATCCACTCAGGGTAAGGATTCATCTAATGTCACCAGTGGTGTGCAGGCTCAGATATATAGACAGGCATCTACAACCAAGATTGATTTCAAGGCTCGTACCGTAGATCAATCTATTTCTACTCTTGGGGCTATGTGGGTTGCCATGTTTAAACACCTTGGCAATAGTATTGTCCGTGTTAATTATGTGAATGAGGGTGGTGAGACCGAGCAAAGAGATATGATAGGCATTATGTTTCGTGATGTCGATATGCTTGTGCGAGCAAAGGCAGGATCGATGTTACCTGAGAACAGGATGTTCATCGAAAACAAAATTTTACAACTTGCCCAACTTGGGATTGTTCAAGACCCCGAGTACATAGTAGAGAGTATGGAGCTCCCCGGAAAAGAAAGGTTGCTTGCCAAAATTCGGGAAGAGAAGGCACAGGCAGAGGCGGAGGCTAACGCTCCAGTCACTCCTGACCAGCTTGGGGGCAATGAGGACGAGATATATGAGACGCTCATGGAGAATCCTGAGTTAGTTGATAAAGTACAAACTTAAAACGCTTTTACTATTTTAGAAGTGAAAGAGGTTAGATATTCTTTTATTAGTACAGTTCTTACATATTGCGTAACAACCTATAAAGGGAATTAAATATGACAGAGAGCATAGAAGGTGGAACTTACGGAGAATCGGTAACACGAGACGTAGCGGAATCACTAATTACTGAAGACATCGAAGATGTCTCAACACCAGTTAGTGAGGATGCAGAGGTAAGCGAAGCCAGTAGTGAGGAGGCGACTGCACAAGAAGCGGAGACTCAGGAAACTGAGCAACTCGCGGAAGAAGGAACAGCCCCTACGGAAGATAGTGCATCATCTGATTTTGAATTAGATGGTGTTACTTACACAGCGGAACAGCTATCTGAGGCTATAAAGGACTCCAATAACAAGTCCGAATGGCAGAAAAGTAATACTCAGAAAGCTCAGGAAAACTCTCAACGAGAATCTGAGTTATCGGCTGAACTCGACAGAATCAGTGGTGTGATGAAAGATGAGGAAGTTGTGGAAACAATGAAAGATATTCTTGGCGAAGACCATGAATTCTTTAATGAGTCTAACGTACAGTTTTCAAACAATGCGAAAGATCAGGAACAGTCTACTACCAGTGAGTCTGATAGTAGGGTAGACGCTTTAGAGGCTCAGTTGCAGGAGATTTACTTGAAAGATCAAGTGACGCAAGAGATAAACTCTCTTATAACAGCACACCCTGAGCTCAAGGATGATGGCGATGCAATATCTGAGGTGTTAGATATTGCCGTAGAAAGGGATATTCCCAATTTAGAAGATGCACTAATCCTTGCACAATCAAAAACATCTGATCAATCTGCGGTGGTGAAAGCTATGAAGACGTTAAAAGAGGCTGAAAAGTTAAAGTCTATACCTGAAGTGGATAGTAAGACGAAGGGTGATCACAGTCCCGCTGTGACAAAGAGCCCTAACTTTGACCATGCGCGTGAGGTAGCCTTTAAGGATTATCAGCTCTTTGATTAATTAACTAAATTAAATAGGGGGTAAAGTCAAATGGCTTTAAACTATGATAATTTATCTGCTTTGACGAAGAACCAATATGTTCCTCTCATGGTGGATAACATCTTCAATAGCAATATTTTGACCCATCGTCTCTTGCGGAAATCTAAAGCTGGCGCGTCCGGCATGAAAGTTCTACAGCCTGTAGAATATGCCAAAGCTGATGCAAAAGGTTTCTATAGCGGATACGATATACTTGATACCTCACCTTCAGAAGTCTTTACGGATGCAGAATACGATTGGAAGCAATGTTATGCCACAATCTCTATATCCGGGCGAGAAGATGCTCTGAATGATGGTGCGGAACGAGTTATCGATCTATTAGAGGCTAAGGTTAAGAATGCTGAAAAATCACTTAAAGATATGTTTGGAACCTCATTGTATGGGACTCAAACCGGGAGCGGTGATGACTTTGTAGGTTTACGGAGTATAATCGCTACTGGCAGATCATTAGGTGGAATCGATTCAAGCAACTACGATTGGTGGGACGCTGGTGTGGTTACAACAGCCACTAATGGTATGACCTACGCTCAAGCAGTAGACAGTTCTCACGCTGACTTCATACAGAAGTATATTCGTGAGGCTTATGGTTCTTTAACAATCGACGGTCAAAAACCGTCAATCATTGTCACAACTCAAGTGGTGTTCGATGCCTATGAGGAAAGTCTAACCGCACAGAAGCGTTTCGGTGCTTCAAGCAAGTCTCTTGCTGATGCTGGTTTCACTAACCTTATGTACCGTGGAACTCCGATTGTTGTTGACGATCATTGCCCTGCTGGATTTATGTTTTTCTTAAATGAAAACTATCTTCAGTTCAGGCATCACAGAAAGAGAAACTTCAAGTTTGAGGGCTTTCAAAAGCCAGTAAACCAAGACGCTCGCGTCGCGAAGATTCTATGGCTTGGAGCATTAACCTGTTCTGCTCCTCGCTACATGGGTTCAATAACAGGCTTACCTTCAGCTTACTGATAAGGAGTAAACTATGGCAACTGCACAATCAAGTTCTGACAAAGTAAAGGTCGGAGTCTTAGGTGATAGAGATGCTGGTGGATTTGTTTACACCCAAGTTGGTGGGGTTCGGTTTTATTCCGGACAGGGTGTGCCTGACCATGCATCTGTTAAGGGTTCTGTCTATATTAACACTTCTAGTGGGATAATGTATATATGCACTGTCGCAAGTGGAACGTGGGTTGTAGTCGGATCACAATCTTAACATAATAATGTTTTCTCAGGGGGTGCTTAGGTGTCCCCTGAGATTACTTAACAACTAAGGAAAAATAGAATGACCGGAACTGAAATGATTGATATGTTAGGACTGAGGGTTGAAGACCCTGATGAAGCATCCTTCACACAATCAACAAAAATTAAAGCAATTAATATTGCACAAAAAACAGTCGTTAATCTTATCGACAATGCATACTTAGAGGAATTGGAAGAGGTGGATTCAGCGGTGGTCGATTCTGATACAGGTATAGATGAGAACGGCCTAACCTCTGAAGCAATAAGCTATACTTCAGCGGGGATAACCCCAATTAGAAATGGTATCGTGGCTGTTGAATGTTACGACCTCACAGGTTCTGCTGAATCAACAGCGGGTGCTGGGGATGGTACATACGCCCTATCTTCCGTGGGTTTCACAAATATGATAAACGCTAAAGACGTTAAGAGGCTGGAGAACTCATACTTGAGTGGATCAGCGGACAACGTCGTATCTTATGTGTTCAACGAAACAATAACAGTTAAATCTTCAAGTACGGTAGATGCTGTTGATGTTTGGTATCTAAAACAGCCTGTAGATTTAGACGCAAGTGCTCCAATATCAGGTGAGAATATTGTGGCTGGTGATGGCTCTTTAGAAGAAGAGTGTCAACTTAACATAGCCCTTCATGAGATTGTCGTAGACTTAGCAGAGTCTCAACTTTGGAAAATGGACAATAAGGGCGAAAGGGCAGGCTTGGCTCAATCCGGCGCGATGGGTCAGATTAAAGCCTTGAATGACAGATATCAGATCGAAAAGCCAAAAGGTATTGGTACACAAGGTAGAGCATAATGCTTTGGTCAGATATGGTAGACAGGGCATCGATTCCCTTCGAGCCGTCTGATGAGACCAAGCAGAAAGCGAAAAAGTATTTAGAGGAAGCCCAGCAGGATTTCGCATTTCATGCTCGCTGTTATGAGCGGAACCTCTCAATATTTATTGATGCGGGAGATCATACAATTTCCCTACCTGAAGATTTTATCGAAATCAGTGGATACGTTGAATTTAGAAACCGTATTCTTCATACCTATAGGGATAAAGAAAAAATGACACGTCGGAATGCGAATGACGTGTATTATACTGGTATCCCAACGCATTACGATATTCAGGGGAATAATCTAATCCTCTATCCCTCCCCTTCTCAAACCGGGATAATACAAGTTAAATACCGCGCTACGATAAATAATATTGCTGACAGCGCGACGGCCTTCAAGAAGCTGAACTACAAAGACCTCAAGTCTAATTTTTTTAAGGTTGGGGAAAAAGTACAGGGATTAGACAGTGATGCAACAGCAGAAGTCTCCGAAGATATAAGCGATAATGATAAAGGTATACTTATTGTTACTGATGTGAATGGTGTGTTTGAAAACGGAGAGCAGATCGTTCAGATTGACGAGGCTTACGAGATGCAGAATTTAATGTATAATTCATTTGCAACGCTTTTAACGAATTGGGATAAGTTGGGCTTAGGTGGCCGGGCAACTGTTGATGGGAAATTATACGACTATGCTAAGGCGGGGGACAAGCCAGCTATACAGCAAGCGTATCACCCATTTTTAATTGACTACTCTAAGGCGATGTTATATGAGGACTTGGGGGATTATACCCGATCTAATCGGCATATGGAGAGATATTCATTTAATAGACATGAGGTTAAATCACAGCATCCACACCGACATTTGCATGGTGCGGGTCAGGTTGTTGATGTCCTATGATAATCCAAATACCATTATTTGATGGAGGATTAATCACGAATGCTGATCCTGAAGATATCCCACAAATTGCGAGCTCTGACACTGAGAATTTTGATGTGGATGTTAAAGGTAAGCTCCTCAAAAGGAAAGGGTTAGAAAGTAAGGGAACCCTTTCGGGATCACACCTAACCAAGCTCTTTTATTGGGTTGACTCTAATTTAACCAATGGTGCTATTTGGATTGGCTATGAAGAGCAAAATAATCAGATAGTATCATTCGCAGTTAACAACGATGGTTCATTCGGAGCCAAAACGGCACTTGCAACACTTTCAACAAATTCCCCTGATGACATACAGATAATTCCTTTGTCAAATGGGTTGCGCTTTGCCAATGGCGATAATCACGATGCGGGATTTTTACAGTACATTGATCGCAAATTTTTTATGCATAAGGCATCCCCAGCTCAGGGCTGGAGTTACGATGCACTTAAGTACGATAGTGCTTGCCCAACCTACCCTACCACATGGGAACTTGAGCACGTAGAAGATATAACTGGTAAGAACGCCTCGGGTACATATTATTATAAGGCTGTGGCTATGTTTGATGGGAATCAGGAAGCCCAGTTTCAAGATCAATTTTTTAAGACAAAGCACGACGATGATGACAAGGGTGTCCACTTCACGCTGAAAGTAGATAAGGATGACTTTAATCCACGATTAACCGGGCTGAATGTTTATCGTCACTACGCTGAGATTGACAACCTCGCCCCAGTTTACAGGCTTATTAAGTCGGTTAACTTAGTCACAGATTCAGATTCACCTGATTATGAAGGTGGACATAGCAATGCCCATATCGGTAATGTTGCCTACTTCCCGGCTGGTAATTTATCTTCAATGATCGCAACAGCACTTTCATATGGGAACACATATGGTGACGATGAGTATGTCGCTGTACGCATTGGCGGTGTTGACTATGTCGTTGAAAGTGAAACCAGCGTATCAACGACAGCCACATATACGAGCACCCTATTAACATTGGACTCGGGTACTTTTGCCACATCCACTGAACTATGGAACGAGAGTGCAATCATAAGAGTTTATTATCGCGATCAATACAACAATAATGTTTCAAATGACTATAGTATCACTGGTGGGTATTGTGGGAATAATGTAATCTATGATGCAAGGGCATCCTCATACTGGGATTTTACTATTGGGGAAAAGAATAACTGGATTGCAACAGTTGGAACTCAGAACTTAGCAATACTGGAGAGCATTAAAAGGGTCATAAAGGTTAATGATGATCTGTCCACAACAGGCAGTGATCAGACAGTTACAGCCGTTCATAATGGGTATTATTATGAATACCTATCTAATAATGAAATAAAAATACACCTTTTTGACATTGGGCATTTAGATGATAGAACCCATCCATTGTCCACCACCAAGAATAAGGTTAATTATAAGTACGGCGCATTTGTGAATGGTAGATTTTTTGCTGGAGATGTAAATTTAGATCCGGACGATAAGGCTGAAAAGCACAACGATTTTATTATATTCTCTGAGTTTAACCAGCCCGACATACTGCCAGTGCCTAACTATATACAAATCAAAGACACTCAAGGCGGTGCTGTAATTGGCTTAAGACGATTAGGTGATAATTTAGTAGTATTTATGGAGAGAGGAATATATCAACTGTATGCCCCAGCCGGAAATCCAGCAGGGTACAGTCTAAGGGAGAGCGATGTGAATGTAGGTTGTGTCGCCCCAAACAGCATTGTCGAGGCTGGTGGTGTTATATTTTTTGCGAGCAAGGACAATATTTATATGACGAAGTCAGGCGCACAGTCTGTGCCTGTATCAACAGCGGTTAAAGATGTCTATACAGGTTCTTCAAATTTAGATAAGACGGTTGGTGTATATGATCCATTAAAGAATAGGGTACTGTTTAGATTTGGGAGCGGGGGGACTGCTCTATATGCTCTTGATTACCTTAGTATTATGCAGGGAAAAGAATCGTGGAATAAGCTAACATTTATTCCGGGAAAGTCGATTGATGCAATAGGGATAGATGCCAACCTTAAAATTCATGTAACACATAACGAGACAGAATAATGATAGAAAATATTGGAATTAATGGGCAGTGGTCGTGTACCATCACGAGGGCAAACGGCGACTTAGAGTCGTTTAAACAGCCTAACGCAATACATACGAATCTAAAGGACACAATTACAGACGCTTTAAATTCTGCCGACGCAAACTTTAGCTGTGGGTCAAACTTTCACGGCAATGATGGAAGCGGACAAGGAAGCAATTCAAGCTCCCTAACAGGCATGGGGGCTGGTACTGCCGGAATCAGTATGTCCCTAAGTGGACTTAGCGGTTATTACGGTATGGATAGTTCAGTCGAAACCAACGCAACCAGTAATGGTAGCAGTGGTTA